GGATTAGATTAACCGCGTGTCGGAGCGGCGGCATCCAGAGCCGCTGACCCACCGTTGTGGCGGAAGGAAGCGGAGTAGGTTATCGGCCCGCCAACCGTGCTGGAGATGGAATATGAGGTGACGATGGCAAACCCGTTGTACCCGGTCGAGCCATCCGGTTCAAAGTCCCATTCCTCGCCTTCCAGACCAAGTTCACCGAATATCGTGGCGTCCCCCTGGCTGGACGCCAGGTCGGCAAATCCACTGATGTCGATTGTGGCTGTGGGCTTCCCGGCCAGGAAGTTTTGGTACGAGTCCGCGAAGGCCGTGACGTCCGCTTCAGGTACCGTGAAGTTGAGGCTTACCGAACTCAGTTCGTCTTCGAGTGCTACCGAATCGAAACTAAAGTCGGCATCCTTTCCATGCGCTCGTGCCATATTGGTTCCTCCTTACGAAACCGCCCTGGTCGTTGAGCCAGAGCATTGGAATGTTGCCGCGTAGGTTGCCACGCCTCCGACCGGGAGGCTGACGGTATAGCTACTGCATATCGCCCCGGTCAGGCCGGACGAGGTGCAGGTGTACTCCGGGGAGTTGGTATCAGGCCCGGCCCCGTCCGGGTCATAGACCAAGGTCTTCGGCCCGCTGATGCTGTGAATGTGGTCAAAGATGGTCACATCGCCTTGGGACGCCGCCATGTCCAGGCTCCCGGCCACATCGAAGGTGACGTTCTTCTTGCCCGCCAGGAAATTCTGGTAGGCATCGCTGAAGGCCGTCACATCCGATTCAGCGACCGTCGCGTTCATCGTGATGGAATTGAGTTCATCCTCAATCGCTACCGAATTGAACGAGAAATTAGAATCCTTCCCGTGCGTTCTAGCCATCGCTTCCTCCTAAGTTACGAAATAGCCAAAGCTGACGTAGTTTTTAAACGTCCGGCTTCCTGAGCCACTAGACTGAATCTGCACCCGAAACCAAGACTCGACTCCCGCCTGGCCGGTAGCAGACGCAGTAAGAAAGGAAACTCCAGTGCTATGCGTTATCGTGCCAAAGTTGATTGCTGTGGTGGGGCTTCCCCAGGTGTCGTTATTCTCGCTCTGGATTTCGAGGGCAATCGTGTTACTGCCGGAGCCGCCCATCTCCACCATGCGCCAGATACCGAAAATGGTTGTAGTGGTTGCGAATGTTCCCAGATTGTATCCAGTCCCATTGGCAACTACTGTTGACCCATTGCAGGTGATGGTATTGGCTTCGATGATGCGAGAGCGGATGGGTGCGGTGGCTCCCTGCCAGGTGACGTTGCAGGCGATGACATCCCCCACGGTACTGACTCGCGGAGACGAACTGATTAGCGTCGCTCCTTCGTAGCCGTAGGTGCCTTCGTCCAACCCGCCTGGATAGATACCAACCCGCCGGGCAGTGGCGGTCAGGTCGGTGAACATCTCCCCGTCGTAGTTCGGCGATGCCGTACTCCAAAGGCCGTTCACATCGAAACTGAAAGTGGGCTTTCCCTGGATGTAGGTCAGGTCGGTATCTGCAAAGGCAGTCACATCAGCGGGCGTTTCAGTAAAGGACAAATCCATCGAATTACTGACGCCGCTAAAATCAAACTCGTCGACCAATAGCCCTGCCGACTTTGCGTGTATTCTAGCCACGGTTCCTCCTTCTTGGCTTGGGCATCTCCGCTAATCTAGCCTGCGCCCATTCCTCATCTGATTCTTCGTAAATCTTAACAGCCCCGGTGCGAATCAACGATTCGATGTCGACAGGTTCGTCCCCGTCTAGGGCGAATCGCTGGCCGGGAAAGAACCGCACACTTGATGGTTTGGCTCCCGGCCCCTGCGCCATCAAAAGTTTGTGCAAGGCCAGGTACCAGACCTCATCATCCTTGCCAGCGGTTCCACTTTCTTCTTTCGGCCCACATTGAGTCATCAGCCGTTTCCTTCTCCAGGGTTATGTGCTGGGTGACCGAATCGGTGGAGTTCGTGAATTGCCGGACTGCATGGCAGAACTGGCATACCCCCTCGCTCGTCGGCCCGTTGCTCGTTTCGATTATCCAGTGGTGGGCGGACACCACGCATTCAGCTTTGGTCTGCGAGGATGCGATAGAGACCGCCGACGTGCTGGTACGTGACCCCCTCTTGGTTTTCGACAAGGTACAAATCTTCCTCCCGGCGGCACCAGAGTAAGGCGTGGCCGGTGATACTTAGCGATGCGTCCTGCATGACTGAATCAATCTGGGTATCGATGTCCCCTGCGGCTTTCGGCCAGGGACTCCGGTCGACGGCCTTGACCATATAGATGGCAGAGCCTCCTCTTCCCCCGGTGAAGGAGAAGTAGTCGTCGGTCTTTGACATGGCCTGGAATACCACAAATGGTGGTGCCGTCCCCTGCGGGGCCAATATGTTGTAGACGCCTCCGGTGGCCTCGTTGGTGACCGCCGCGACGTTCAGCGTACTGAAGATTGCGGTATCGAGATTGACCCTTAGATTAGCCACGTTCTAACTCACCAAAAATCTGGTTGACTGCGTTTCTCAGATGCTTGTGTTCGGTATCCAACGCGGGAACCAGATAGGTGCGGGCCTCCATCTTGTAGGTGCCGAATTCGATGAAGGGCGCGTACTCGATATGGGTTCCGATGCGCCAGTCCAACAACTCCCCACCCATCGTCATCCCGACCGGCACAGCCGCGATACTTCCCCGGAGGGTTCCTGTATCTACCGCGTCCTTATCGGTCAGGTGTTTCTTGGCCCGCTTCTCCACGTTGAACGCCGCAATCTGCACGGCGGCTTGTATCTTGTCCCCGACCTCCCGCCAGCGCGGGTCGAGTTTGATTTCGTAGGTTACGTCCATCGGAAAGTCTGCCATAAAAAAATCCTCAATCGCCTTACGCCAGCAATTAAGGACTCCACTTTCCCTCAGTGGTTCAGATGCCCGTTGCCAGCGTTCAGGCCGCTTAATGGGCTTCACAGAGCCTCAGAGACAGGGTTCTATTCTATTGTCGGTGGCCCGAAGCCGCCCTGGCCATCAGGCACCAGATTTATCGCTACATCTTCCTCGTCTTGGTCGGGCCTAAAGGCGTTGACCGTATTGCACCTTCGGCATTTGATTTCCACTACGCTTTCCGCCGAAAGGCGGACTCGCGCCAGGAGCATATTGCAGTTCTCTTTCTGACATCTGATTTGCCTCAGTCCTACAATCGGCGCATCAGGCATATCTTGGAAGAAGCCCATGATTTACCGGCGTCGACCGATTGCACCTCGTAGGTGCCGCTGGGATGAACCACCCTGTCGGTCTGTAGGATTGATTGGTCGTATGGAACCGTTAGGGTGGCGTCTATCTGGAAGTCCTGGCGGCTGGCTTCGTTGGATTCCGCCCCGACCTTGGTCGAGAGCCGGGCCGGTATCTGTTGGTAGGCATTCCCCCAGGATTCGGTGTAGCCACCCTGTTTATCTGACACCAGGGACTTCCGCTGAATATCTACTGCGTCCGGCATCGCCTTCCGGGTTTCCGCCCGCATATAGGTCAGGTCGTTTCCCTGAAGAAGTTCGTTAGCCATCAGAGTACCGTCCGTACTGGCCGGTGCCTGAATCTAAGATATTGAGTCCCGTAACCTCATCGCTGTCCGTGTAGACGGAGTAGCCATCCACCCGGCGCGGCATCACGATGGATGTCTCGCTGGCCTTTCTGCGGAGCCGCTTGGCCTGGGCCATGAACATCTGCGTGACGTTCCCCTTCTGGAAGGACGCCCCATCGGCGGAGAAGGTAAAATCCCTAGCGAACCGTACCGCCAAAGTCTCGCAGGCACGGGCCGCTGAACCCAGGATGCTATTTCCTTCCTGGCTCAGAAAGTCGTCCAGTTCTGCGTCTTGGAATAGGACTCGCTCTTCGTCGGTGTCTCCAATCTCCAAGCGAACCCTGTCCCGGTCAGCCGAACTTCCCGCTGTGTAGCTAAAGGCCATCAGACCCTCACCCAGATAGTCATCACCAAGGCGTCCGTCAAGGCGTCGCACCCGGCTAACTCTGTGAGCAGATTCCCGTGGATAATCGCGGGGATGTAAGCCCCGGTGATGGCCGACGCACTGGCATCGTCCAACTGATGGGTCGGGTAGAACCAGGCATCGGTCGCGCTGTTGGTGACCGTCAGAAGCGTAACCGCAACCGGGTCGCCGGGCGACGATAGCGTCGTGTCTGTG